GGCAGATACAAAGCCATTCCTTCTGCTGATCCTACCAGTTCTGTCAATGTCAATGTTGACTGCAGAGGACAATTCCTCAGGTTTAATCCTTACAGGATCAACCTTGTCATTAAGCCCTGTAGTCCCCTTGAACAAACTTACAACTCTAGCCATCAGTCACTCCAAGGGCTGCTGAGATTATGCCTTCGATGCCTCCCTATCCACTCCTTAAGCTTGATGATCCCTGAATGTCTGTTGTTCTCATTAAAGGAGAGTCCAAACTGAACCTTAGTATTTGTCTTTGCTTCTTCTGTATCATCCTCAATCTGGTCGTAGATCATCCAGGCAGTTCCATGAACAAACAGGGGTCGGTGTAGATGGCTTGGAAAATCCGAGGGCGAAGCACTATCATCAGCGGGAGTTGCAGGGTTTCTGTAGTAAAGACAGGTGAGAGTCTCCTCCACTGTAGGTATCTTTTGATACCAGAGGGTGGAGCCCTCCAGCGCAACAGCCTCTACGTCGCCTTCCTCAACCATTGTAGGATAGTTATCCATCAACAGTTCGAGGCTGGTGCAGATAGTTATAGGACTCCCCTCAGCATTTTTGACCCTTTTCAGCTTCCCAGAGAAACCTCCAGTTAAGCCAGTTAGAGCCACGTATGCTTGTGCAAGCACAGTATCGACAGTGCTAAGTCTCTTTAAACCTGGCATGTCAACCTGCGCCCCTGCATACAAAATGCACTGGTCTATATAATCATTCAGAGAACCAGTGAAGCTGGAGTCCTGAACGATATTCTCAATCTCTGTCTTGATCTCCAGTCTGTTCATGCAGCACCTCCATACCCTGAAAAGGGTGGAGACTCGGCAGCTAGCCTCCACCCACCCAGAAGCAGCCATGCCAGAAACGTCAATAAATGACGTTTGAGCTTAGGCAGCGTAAGCCAAGACAGGCGGTACGTTGATCAGCATGTGGAGATACGCAGAACCAGTTGTAATCACTCCGTCTGATGTGAGATAGACTGCCACAGCTGGCACCAGAGCGTCAAGCGGAGTAATGACATACCCCGCTGCATACTGCATAAGCAGCCTGTCGGTCTGGTAGTCACTAGCCCCAGGGTAGTAAATGCCTGGGCCAGTGAGATCAGACGAACCCTGAGCAGTCGCAACGTACTCATCCTCATCGACTACGACAGTAGTTGTGGTCTCAGCCTCAGTAGCAATGGTGCATTTGCCCCAGGTACAGGCTATCGTACCTCCTGTAAAGGCTGCGACTACCTCGATCACCATGTCTACGATAATGACAGGGCCATCGCCATATCTGGTAATTGGAAAGGAGAAAAGCACAGCAGCCTTGTCATCGCAGGCTTTGGTCATTTCCTTTGAAGTAATCCAGTATGGATTCTCCAAAACATTCGTCCTCAGATCAGTCCGTCTGAGGTCTAACATTGCAGTTGCAGTCATAATAGAACCTCCTAAAGTTAAAGTTGTTCCTTTTGAGGAACTCCCTGAATATTTCAAGGACTTTCCCTATTAAATGGTTTGCTCTGCCCAATCTAATGTGACTGAGAACTCGCCAACTGCAGCAGGAACTGTGAAGACAAGAGTCAATTCGCCAGTAGCCTGATCATAAACAGCAGCATCAAAAATCTGGTCAGTAATGAGAGCTGTACCATTTATTTTAAGCGTTGCTACAAAAGCAGCCGGCAACTTAGCAGCCGTGTTATCCAGCACTGTCGCTGTGTAGGTGATGCTATCACCTTCGTAACCTGACACTGCTGATAAGGCCTCGGCAGTCACAGCTACTTGCCTAGTCTCTCCGGTCTCGTACGGTGTACCTGTTGAGGTACCCGCTTCAAATTTGATCGGTAGTGTCATCTAGAACTCCTAAGTTTTAGGGTTAATAGGTAACAGAACACCTCACGAGCGTCCAATCTAACTGACGACGGACTGCCCCATGAATATCCTGAACTTACCTAAAGTAAAGGTACCAGTAAGCGTGACAGTCAAGATGCTCCTGCCAGCCTCAAAGTACCTACCAGGAAACGAAAGCAGGTTGTCCTTTTGAGCTCTCTTCATTCCAAGCTCTTGAGGTTTCGCTATGTCAGTTGACATGAAACCCTGAGGTGCAGCTGGCACAGCACCATAAGCTCCGTAGCCAATGGTAATGGTGCAAGCAGCCGAACAGGCCTCGGTAACCTCAAGCCAGACATCATCTACAAGGGCATGCCTGGGAATGAAGACGAGATTGTATGTGTCAGCGGTAGGATGAATGAACAACCCACTCATTGCCAGCTTGTAAGTATCAGCCAGCTTGTGGCTAAATCTGTCGGTCATAACACCCTCCTATTAAGTTAATGCTGCTCCGTAGCTGGAACCAGTCACGACTCCGTAGTCTTCAGCCTGGTACACAACCTTCTTAACTCCGAAGATACCTCCACCACGGATCATTACGTAGCGCTTGGCGTCCTTCTCGTAAGGCACAAAGGCCATGACTGAACCCTTGCTCTCACCAGCGCCTCCCCAGGCCCATGTAGCAGACTGGCAGCCCAACAGTACATTTCTGTACACATTGGTATAAGACTGCGAGATCCTCTCAGACTTGGTAACAAGCATCCCATTATACTCGAACTCGACATTCGGTATCTGGAGCTTGTTCGCAGCCCGCAGCAAGTCACCCCACTGCCCCACGTTCAGATTCTGACGCAGAGCGTCAAAGACAAAGGTGTGCAGAATCACTCGGAAGTAATCCTTTCCACCCTTCTTAAGGGGTCGTACCTTGCGCTCTTTGGTGCCAGCGGTTGGCATCTGAGCTCTCTGCTTCATCCTGTCCAAGAAATGGAGATCCATAACATCAGCAGATGTGATGCTGGCCTCAGCAGTGTCATTCACCGTCAGATGCTTGGTTGGTACTGTGCAAGCCTGTGCAAAGGTCTTGCCAGCGATTGTGAAGCTGGTATTCCCACACAGCGTATTGATAAGCAGATCTGACAACTTATCAACCCACCAGTCTTGGAGAGCATTTCTTCCCTCTGTCATCAAATCCCAGGGGATTCTTTGCTGATCCATCTTACCACCAGTGTCTACTGCATGGTTCAGCTCCTCAATGGTCATATCGAAGTCCTTGAAGATCAGCTTCTCTTCATTTCCTTCGACTGTATCTCTGCCAACAATACCTGCTCCAGTCAGCGGCAGACGGATTCCAAAGGTGATTTTGTCACCCTCTCCCTTGCCAAGCTCAGTCCTCAGCTGTACGATTGAGTCAGAACCTGTACCTACCAGATAACTGTACTCAACAGCTGGAAGGATGATCTTGAAAAGATCCTTCGCCCACTTCTTTCTGGTTAAGGGATCGTTGGTCGCAAATTGCGTTTTCGGTGTTGTTGCCATCCTTAACCTCCTTAGCTTAATTCGCCTCTCATGTACTTATCGTACACATCTTGAGGGACAGTATGCAAGTCTTCCTCAGGCAGATCATCAATCTTCTTAGCAGTCCACCCAGCCTTAAGATCACTGTCCCCGCCCTTGTCAGCAATACTCCCTGGAGCTTTGGCGATGACTGGCTCCTTCTTACCCTTCTCGCCTGGCTTAGCGATTTCTTCCTCTTTGGCGTAAGTAGGATGGTATTTCTTAATGAGGTCATACATGTACCTGTACGGATTGTCCTTGGCCCAGACGCTCAACTCCACCTCAAGAAGAGTTTCGTCGAAGTCTTTGCCAGACTCCTTGCTTGCTTCCGTTGCAATAGTTTCGAAGATGTCATCGAAGTTGCCCCTCGAGCAAACCTCCGTTATGTCTTTGTACGCCCCACTAGTCTCCATTGTTGCAAGAAGAATATCCAGGGAAGCACCACGTTCCTTACCGACCGTGCTTATTGCTCCTTGGAGCTCTTCCACTCGGCTTAGAGGCTCTTCCTCTTTCTCTTTAGGTGTTTTCTTCTCACCAGTCTCTTCCTCTTCCTCTTCCTCACCTTCCTTTTCAGCAGTGCCTGCAGGCCTCTTTTCAAGCCTCTCAATCTTGGCTTTCATTTGCACCTGATCACGCTTGGAAGTGCGAAGTATCTGACGAAGATCCTTCGTCTCAGCGGTGAGTTTCTCGACCTCAGTAGGTTTCTTGGCAGCCTCTGCTGCAGCCACATCTTCAGCCTCGACTCTCGTCTTGGCCTCATCTTCATTCTCCATTGACCCATCTTCTTTTGCGATAGGTGTTAACCTTTCAGCTAGCGCAGCTTCTGCAGCCAATTCCTCTTCGGTCTTGACCTTTTCCCCTTCGCCTTCGCCTTTACCTTTGCCTTTGTCCTCGCCTTCTTTTAAGCCCTCTAGCGCCAACGTAGCTTCGTCGGTCTCTAGCGACTCTGCAGCGGGTGTAATAGCCATTGTTCAACTCCTTTATTCTTTAGGTTTAGATTTAACTTTAGCTTCAATCTCCTTTAGACGAAGCTCATACTCCCTATCAGCAGCCTTCTTATCAGCGTCTTGTCGTGCCTGCCAGAACTCCTTGACTCTTTGCTTTGCCGAATAAGGCAAGTCTGTATACTCCAGAATTACATCTGGAGGAATCGAGCCAGGATTATTCTGAGAGAAATCTACAAGCATCTGAGCAGTCGCTGCTCTAATAGTCATTGTCTCAGCAGTTTCTTCAACTTCATAATCAAACTCTCCAGCGGAGACATCGTTGAAGCCCTTAGTTTGCGGGTTCATAACTGAGTTGATCTGAAGCAATCTAGCACCTTCAGGCCCTTTAATCCTGACAGCCATTGCCTCAGTTATGTACTGCTGAATCAAGGACATATGTAGTCTTCCTGCATTCAACCTTGATTCTCTAAAGTTATCGAACAAAATGTAGAGCACTGCGATTCCAGTCTGCTGCCTTGCTCGAACGGTTATCCCAGGCTCTCTTCCGGTAGTCTGAATCCCCATAAGCGAGTCCTGAGCCCCAGAGACATCCTTAATGCTCTGGACAAGGACTCTATCAAACAAGCTATAAACAGGAGAAATCCGAGGCTGCTCCTGGAACTTAACCTTCTCAAACATGCCCTTAGCAATCTCTAGATGGAAATTGGGCTCAGCAGACTTCTCCTCATAATCGCCAATATTAAGCACCGCTCCAGTCTCGTGCATCAATATGCCCTTGGGCAGAGTCTGCAGAAGATGAACCAACTGCCTTCTATTGACGTTCAGAGTCCTCTGGGGGTCTTGCATAGCAAGTATCGAACCAAACCAGGCATTGGTATCAAATTCCTTGTAAGCTCCATAGAACACTGCAGGGAAGCCTTCCCAGTTGTACGGACTTGGGCCACCCTCACACAGGTTCGTCCCAGAGAAAATCATATAGTGAAAACGCTTCTTATAGGATTCCTGCCTGACAATCGCCTCATTCTGCTGAAATTTCTTGCCACCAGGAAGATCAATCCCGTCCTTCACAGCTTTCTCAAACTTCTCAAACTCTGTGGGAATTAGGAACTCTACCTTGTTAGTCATGGGATTCACAAAGTAGATGACATCCAGGAACTTGTAGTACCAGCCCTCTACAATCCTGTACTTCTCCATTGCTGTGTCAAAGAACTTTGGAGCATCAACTCCCTTACTATACTGTTGAGCCATTGACGGATCAAATTCTGGCCAGAACTGCAGGATCTGTTCCTTTGTAAGCCATTTATCAAGGAACAAGAACCTGTCCTCTGACATATCATATTCCTGACCATCAGGGTCTCGGTAGAAGTTCCTCCCATCGTACCTCATAGCTTTGATAATGGGCTTGAAAGGATTGGACTTATCAATGTAGTAAAACAGAAGCGATCTTCCACCCTTCACAGTATGCTCAAAGCATTCAAGCTCCTTCCTCAAAATATTTGCCTGTCTCTGGAAGTGATTCAGAGTCCCTTCCATCATCTCGATCAGAGGCTCATCTTCAACACCAACAGGGACAATGGTGGCTCTGTGCTTAGTCTGAGCAGCCATACCGATGAGCATATCGACCTTAGGCTTGACCTCATTGTATACTGTAGCAGGACGATTCAGACTCTCAAGCTTCGTCA